CCTGACGAAGGTGCGCGTCCTCGCAGAGGACGAGGAGCGGATGGCGCGCCGCTGGGATCTCATGGTGAAGGGCGGCTGGGTGACCGTCGGCGAGGGCCGGCGCGCTGTCGGCCTGCCGGTCGATGAGACCCACGACGTGTTCCTGCGCCCGCTGAACACGACCGAGCTGGCGGCCGACCCGGCGAAGCGGCCGCCGCCGGCGCCCGGCGACGAGCAGGTCCGCAAGCTGATGGCCGGCGTCCTCGCCTCGACACGCGAGCTTGACGACGCGCTCGCCGCCGGCACGTCTCGCAACGGCAACGGCCACGCGGCCGGATAAGGAGGGCTGCGATGGAACTCAAGAGCGGTGGCCGTGTCGAGGTCAAGGACGCCGAACAAGGCCTCGTGAGGGCCGTGTTCTCCACGTTCAACGTGGTCGACCTGCACGGCGATGTCACCGAGCCCGGGGCGTTCGAGGACGGCGCCGAGGTCGTCATCTCGGCGTGGAACCACGGATCGTGGGGCGACAAGCACACCGCGGGCAAGGGAACCATCCACACGTCGGACACCGAGGCGTGGCTTGAAGGCCGCTACGACCTCGCCACGGAGCAGGGGCGCAAGGAGTTCGAGCATGTGAGATCTCTCGGCTCCAGCGCCGAGTGGTCGTACGGCTTCGACGTGAACGAAGCCGAGGAGGGCGAGCGTGACGGCAAGCGCGTGCGGGTGCTGCGCAAGCTGCACGTCATCGAGGTCTCACCGGTTCTGCGGGGGGCGGGGATCGACACCCGCACCCTCGCGGTGAAGGCCACCGGCGGCGCCGTGTGCGCCGACGAGGTGGCCGCAGCGGTCGTCGCCGAGATGGCGAAGGCCGCCGAGCAGGACGCCGCCCAGCGGCGCGAACAGCAGAAGGCGCAGCGCGACCGCGAGATCCTGCGGGTCGTCGCCGCCTGCCATGGCATCGACACCACAGGAGGAGACCGATGACGGTCATCACGCGGGAACTCACCGAGAAGCGCAACGAGCTCGACGCGAAGCGCGCGAAGCTCGCCGAAGTGTTCAAAGAAGCCGGCTCGGACCTCGACATGAGCCTCGTGAAGGCCATCGACGGGGACTCGGCCGCGAAGGTCGAGTGGATCCGCAAGTCGCATGAGGAGATCAACGACCTCGGCGCCGAAGTGGAGAAGCTCGCCTCGGTCGCCGCGGCCGCGAAGGCCGCCCAGGTGCCCGCCGGTGAGGCCGGCCAGGGCCCCGGCATCGTCCACCCGACGATCGGCCAGCAGCCCAAGGGTGCCCCGGCGCAGACCAAGACGCTCGGTGAGCTGTTCATCGAGTCCCCCGCGGTGAAGGTGTCTGGCGGCCAGGGCCCGATGGCGACCCTCGATGTGGAGGTGAAGACCCTCTTCGCGACGTCCGCCGGCTGGGCGCCGGAGACGACCCGCACCGGGATGATGGTGCCGTTCGCGACCCGACCGATCCAGGTCACCGACACGATCCCCTCCACCACCACCGGTCAGGCCGCGGTGAAGTACATGGAGGAGACCACCTTCACGAACGCCGCGGTGGAGACCGACGAGGCCGGCACTTACCAGGAGTCGGCGCTCGCTCTCACCGAGCGGACCAGCCCCGTCGAGAAGATCGCGACGTGGCTGCCGGTCACCGACGAGCAGCTCGAAGACGTCTCACAGGTGTCGGGCTACATCGACAACCGCCTCAGCTTCATGCTCCGCCAGCGCCTCGACGCGCAGATCCTCGTCGGCGACGGGACCGCCCCGAACCTGTCGGGGATCCTCGACCGGGTCGGTCTGCAGACGCAGGCGAAGGGCGCCGACCCGACCCCGGATGCGGTCTACAAGGCGATGATGCTGGTGCGTGTCACCGGCCGGGCGATCCCGAACGTCGTGTACGCCCACCCGACCGACTGGCAGGACGTGCGCCTGCTGCGGACCACGGACGGCATCTACATCTGGGGTTCGCCGGCCGACCCGGGCCCTGACCGGATCTGGGGTCTGCCGGTCGTCCTGACCGACGCGATCACCCTGAACACGATGCTGGTCGGTGACACGACCTTCGCGGAGCTCGCGTACCGGCGTGGCATCGACATTCAGGTGTCGAACTCCCACTCGGACTTCTTCATCAACGGCAAGCAGGCGATCCGCGCGGACGTGCGTGTCGCCCTGCAGGTCTACCGTCCCTCGGCGTTCGCCCAGGTCACCGGTGTGTGACCGGGCTGACGCCTGACATCGACGTGACGTGGGGGCCGCCGTGTGCGGCCCCTCGTCGTTGAGGAGGAGAACACCATCATGGGAATCATCCAGGGCGGCACGATCATCCCCGGAGGGAGGCGTGTGCGCAGCTGCGCGCTCGGCGCCCCCGCGGTCGGATCGACCACAGCGGTGCATGCCGCGGTCACCGACACCGGCTCGCAGCAGGTCATCACCACCGGGATCACGAACCCTGCGGTGCCGCGGAACATCACCGCGACCGCCGGCGGCACCGCCGGCGACATCAAGGCGATCCAGGTGACCGTCGCCGGCACCGACATCGAGGGCAACCCGATCACCGAGACCCTCCCGGCGTTCACGGTGGACACCCCCGGCACGGTGATCGGCAGTAAGGCGTTCGCGACGGTCACTTCGATCACGATCCCCGCGCATGACGGCACCGGGGCGACCACCGCGATCGGCACGGGCGCGAAGCTCGGCCTGCCGGTGCGCCTGTCACGGAACACGGTGCTCGCCGCGTTCCTCAACGGGGTCCGGGAGGGCACCGCGCCGACGGTCGCCTTCAGCGGCACGGCGGTCGACTCGAACACGGTGCAGCTGTCGAGCGCCCTGAACGGCTCGGCGGTGATCGTCGACCTCTACGAGACCGACTGATGGGCGTCGCCATCAACACCGCCCCCTCCGGCGGCGAGTACGTCACTGCCGCCGAGCGGCTGTATCTCACCGGCGACGGTGAGCGCCTGGTCGGCCACGGAGACCCCGCGGCCCGGTCGCTGTTCTGCACGCCCGGCAAGCGCGTCCCGCTCGACCAGGCGCGGCGGTTCGGCCTGATCCCGGGGCCGGAGCTGGCGGAGGACCGCCAGGGCCCGGAGGCGGAGCTCGCTGTCGAGCCGCCGGCCGAGAAGAAGCCGGCCACCCGGACGCGACGCAAGTAGCCGCCGATGGCCGCCGGGGATCTCTGCACCGTCGAACAGGTCGCCTCGTGGCGCCGGGATGTGACCGGCGGCGCACGAGACGCGCTGATCGCGCGCGCCATCACCGCGGCCTCTGCGGTCATCGCCCGCCACACCGGCCGCCATTTCGCGATCGACCTCGCACCGAGTGCCCGACGCTACGCCGTGGCGGGCCCCGACGTGCCGATCGGGGACCTGTCGGCAGCACCGACCCTGGTGCGTCTCGTGGCCGACGTCGGCGACCTGGTGGGTGACGTGACCAACGATGTGGTCGCCCTGCCGTTGAACCGCGACGGCACACCGGTCACCGGCCTGCGTGTCCCCGGCTACGGCGGACCGCGTGACGGGTCCCGGCTGCTGGAGGTCACAGGGATCTGGGGGTGGCCGTCGGTGCCCGCTGACGTGCAGGAGGCATGCGTCGATGTCGTCTGCAGCTGGCTCGACATCGGCGCGGGCTTGAGCGATGCGTCGGGGGAGCGGTTCGAGCCGGGCCTGCCCGTCGGCCGGGCGTTGACGCTGCGGGCGAAGGAACTGCTGCGCCCCTACCGGCGCCGGATGGGGCTCACCTGATGGGCACCAACGCGACCGCCGGCGCGTCCCGCACGCTGGTGCGGATCCAGGTGCGTGACGAGGCCGCCAAAGCCGGGCTGCGTGCCGCCCGCAAGGAGCTCAATGAGGACACCAAGGAGGTGATGCTGGAGCTCGCGACCCGGCGGGTCGTGCCGCGCGCACGCCGCTCAGCTCCGAGCATCGTCGCCGGCAGCATCATCGCCCGGGCCACCGCCCGCTCGGTCTACCTCACCACGAAATCGCGTGGCATGAACCGGCGCATCTTCGGTCTGTTGGAGTTCGGCGGCCAGGTCCGCGGGGTGATCACCCACGGTCCCGGCCACCAGGCGATCCACTTCACCACCGGCGGGCGGTCGGTGTTCGTGCGGTACGTGAAGGGCCCGCGGAACTACAAGCCCAAAGCGTTCCTGCGTAAGGCCGTCGACCGGGAGCGGCGTGGGTTCATGCGCGAGCTGAACCGGACCCTGCCGAACGTCATTCAGCGGCGCCTCGACACGGCGACCGCCCGCTCCGCCCTCACCTAACCCGAGGCCAGATGCCCACCACGCTCATCCCGCCGCAGAAGCTCGGGGCGGTCGCCGCTGCCCTGAAGGCCGCGTTCGACACCATCGACGGGGTCACCGTCTTCGACTATGAGCCGGTCGGCTCCGAGCTGCCGCTGCCGTGTATCACCATCGGCACCCCCGAGCTGCAACGCACCGAGATCGACGAGGCGGAACGTCAACTGGGCGCTGAGGACTGGCGCCAGTCGTGGGCGGTGACCCTCATGGTCGCGATGCATGAGCCGGCCGACGCGCAGGGCCTGGTGCGTCGGTTGGTCGGCGAGATGGTCGAGGCGATCGACCTCGACCACACGCTGACCGGTGAGGCCCACGAGGCGCGCCTGGTGTCCGCACGCGTCGGCTATGGCGAGGCGGACCGGTCGCCGCGTCTGATCGTCGCTGAGTGCGATGTGCAGGTCCTGTCCCTGATGCCCCGCAACTGAGGAGGCCCCTGATGGCCGCCACCCACAACACGGAGCGCATGGTGGTCGGCGAGGCCGACCTGCGCCGCGTCGCCGACCAGGCGCCTGTGGCCGACCCCGATGTGCGTGCCCCGCGGCCGGCGAAGCGCCGGGCCACCGAACCGCCCCCCGAGCCGAAGCCCGCGAAGGCGGCCGAGGCCCCCGCTGAGTCCAAGGAGGACCCATCGTGAGCGACTACATCAAGGTGATCATGGAGGAGGCGCCCCGCTACTACGGGGCCCCCGCCACCACCCCATACCGCAAGTCCAGCGTCGCGCATTACTTCCCGGTGACCAGCGCGAACCTGCGCCCTGGTCCGGCGTTGATGGACCGCTCCGATGAGGTCCGCGGGCACCTGTCCCCCACCTCGCAGCTGGTGGACACCTATGCCCCCTCGGGGGCCGTGTCGCTGCGCGGCTACGGCCCGTATGACGTCGCCCTGCTGCATCTGGCGGGGTTCACGATGAGCGTGCAGGCGGGTGACGGCACCAACGAGGTGCAGCAGCTGGCGATCACCGGCTCCCCGACCGGCGGCACGTTCACGATCACCACCCCCGCCGGGATGGGCGCCCAGACCACCATCCCGATCCCCTACAACGCGACCCCGGCGCAGGTGCAGAAGGCGCTGCAGCGCCTGCCCGGCATCGGCCGCGACGGGGCCGTGTGCGCGGGCACGGCGCTGCCGGCGGGGACCGTGTCGATCACCTTCCAGGGCCGCCACGCCGCGACGAACGTCGACGCGCTCACCACGACCGCCAGCTTCACCGGCGGCACCGGACCCGCGTCGGCGATCACCACCACCACGCCCGGCGCGACCGGGTCGGTTCTCACCCCCGCCGGCACGGGTGTCGCCACCGGCGCATACCTGTGGACGTCCACGAAGCGCACCGGGAACCAGGCGAAAACCGCGGAGGTGACCGCCGCCTACGAGGGCAACGGCGTGTGGAAGCGCCAGCAGGGCGTCGGCATCAGCCAGCTGTCGATCGACGCGATGGGCGCGATGCAGGCGACGCTGCTGGGCCTCACCCATGAGGAGCTCGGCGCGGACCCCGCCGACACGCCCTCGTATCTGACCAACGCGGTCGCCCCGTTCCTGTCCCGTGACCTGCTGGTCGCCTGGCAGTCGGGGTCGGGGAACGTCTCCGACTTCTCGATGCAGGTCAGCAACCCGATCGTCGCGGTCCGTGACTACGGGAAACGCTCCGCGTTCCCGGGCACCATGCGCTACGACCAAGGGTACGTCACGGCGACCGGCTCGGTATCGACCGACGCCCTCGACCCCGACGACGAGGACGCACTGCTCACCGCCGGCCTGTTCGCGGCCTCCGCGCATTGGCGGTCCGAGTCGAAGGTCGCATCATCCGGGCACCCGTACGAGATGTTCGTGCAGATGCCGGCGTGTCAGCTGGTGGGCGGGCAGGGCGCCGAGGACCTCACCGCGCGCCGCAACCACGGCGGCAGCTACGAGTTCATGGCCGCCTACGACGAGTCCGCCGGCTATGACGTGCGCTTCAGCGTCGTGTGCGCCCTGTCGGCGATCGAGGCGTACTCGTGAGCCGGGTGATCACCGCCGGCGAGTCGACGTTCACCCCGCGCAAGGAGACCTACTCGGTGCTCCTCGCGCGGGAGGAACTCGCCGAGCGCGAAGACGAGCTGCGGGACCGCGTGAACGGGCTGGCGATCAGGATCACGCACGCCGAGCAGGCGATGCAGGGGCTGGCTGATGAGGACGGCCCGTTCCGCCAGGACGCCCTAGAGGGACTGCAGCGTGAGCTGAAGGGGCTGCGCGCCGAGTACCGGGCGGCATCCAGTGAGCTGTTCGTGTTCCGGCTGGAGGTCATCGCGCAGCGGCTGGACCCGACCCCCGACGTGCAGGTCCTGCTCGACCATTGGGACGACGGGGACTACGAGCGGGCTCTGGAGGTGCTGGATGAGCGCCCTACCAGCGGGACCCCGATGGGCGCGCCGGGGTCCTGAGGGAACTCGGGATGCTGGTCCACGCCGGGATACCGCTGTCGGATGCGCGCGGCCTGACGCGTGAGGAGGCCGCGCACATCGTGGACGGCATCTCGCGGGCCCGTGAACGTGAGGCTCGTGCCGCGCAGTCGATGATCGAGGCGGGCCGGTAGGTGGCGCGCACCGGCGGCGTGAAGGTCTACATCGACGGCGACACGACCGGCCTGTCGCGGGCGCTGCGCACCGGGGAGCAACGCATCGGCCGGTTCGGGGATGCCGGCACCCGCGCCCTGCGGGGCATGACCGTCGCGGCGGTCGCGTTGGGGACGGCGGGTGTCGCCGGTATCGGCTACTCGGTGAAAGCCGCGACCGACCTCGGGGAGGAGCTCTCCAAGACCCAGGTCGTGTTCCGCAGCTCGGGTAAGGAGGTCGCCGCGTGGTCGAAGACGACCGCGTCAGCGTTGGGGATCAGCCGCCGGGAGGCGCTCGCCGCGGCGGGCGTGTTCGGGAACATGCTGGTGCCGATGGGCGTCGCCCGCGCCCGTGCGGCGGACATGTCGCAGGCGATGGTCGACCTGGCCGGCGACATGGCCAGCTTCAACAACGCGTCCCCCACCGAGACCCTCGACGCCCTGCGCGCGGGTCTCGCCGGCGAGACCGAGCCGTTGCGCCGGTTCGGTGTGTTCCTCGACGCCGCCCGCGTGAAGCAGGAGGCCGTGAACCTCGGCCTGTCCAACGGCACCGAGAACCTGACGGCGGCAGCGAAAGCGCAGGCGACCTACTCGCTGATCCTGAAAGACACCAAGGACGCGCAGGGGGATGCGTCACGCACCGGGGATGAGCTCGCCGGCGGGATGCGGCGCCTGAAGGCGCAGGCTGATGATGTGTCCTCGTCGCTGGGGACGATGTTCATCCCGCCGCTGCGCTCGGGGCTCGCGTTCGTGAACAACGAGGTGGTGCCGCAGCTGCAGGTCGTGGCGGACCAGCTGGCGGGCGTGTGGGAGCGCGAGGACCTGACCCCGGAGGCGAAGTTCGAGGAGTCGTGGCGGCGGATCGAGGCGACCGGTTTCCCGGACGCCGCCAAGAACGCCCTCTACCAGGGGATCACGGCGGTCGCGACGAACGCCCCGCAGATGTTCCTGCGTGGACTGCAGGAGGCGCCATGGCCGGCGAAGGCCGTCCTGGCGGGTGTGTTCCTCGCGAAGTTCGGTCCGGCCATCTCGTTGGCGGGGACGGGGTTGGGGAAGGTCCTCGGCACGAGCGTCGCCGGCGGCACCGTTCTGGGCGGCCGCGGCTTGGCGGCGGCGTCACCGGTGCCGGTGGTGGTCACGAACCCCGGGTTCGGCGGCGGGGCGGGGCTGCCGGGTGGCGTGGTGACGACCGCGGCGGGCCGGCGGATCCCGATGGTTGGTGGCGTCCCGGGCGGCGGGCTGATCCCGACGACTGTGCCGGTGGGCGCCCCGGGGATGTTCCGGCCGGGGATCGCGGGCGCGGCGGGCCGGTTCATGCCGGGCGCCGCGGTCGGCATCGGCGCGGGGTCGCTGGCCTACATGGGGCTGTCGGCGGCAGGTGTTCCGGCGGCCGGTGACCTGTCCATGGTGTTGGGTTCCGCGGCGGCGGGGGCGACGATG